CAGACGGTCAACGTGATTGGAGTTGGTTGCAAATTCATTGCCAGGGACGTTCAATAGATTTGGCCACCAATGATAAGATTTTGTATAATGGTCAGCAATACAAGATTATGCGTATTAATGATTATAGCCTAAATAATTACATAGAACTTCATGCAGTTCAAGATTTTGTTCCATCATGAATCCGCTAGCCGAACAATTGATTGTTAATATTCTGGCAAGCGAAATGGGCCTGGATTTAGATCATATATGGATACGCGATCAAAATAAAGTTGTGCCGCCCGGATCAGAAATGTTTGTCGTGGTCGGAATGGTGACATCAGAAATTATTGCCAGTTCTAATGATACTGTTCCAAACTCGGCAGGAATGGAAGAAGTGCAAACCGTTATCACCATGGATCATATTCAAATTGATTTACTTTCTCGCAGCAATGAAGCTATTTTGCGGCGCTGGGAACCTATTGGCGCTCTGGCCTCTATTTATTCTGAGCAACAACAGGAAACTAATAATTTTTATATATCCCCGAATCCGATTTCGTTTCTGAATACCTCTTATGCCGAGGGGGGTAGTCAGATTAACAGATTCAGTATTACAATGGCCTGCCAAGTCTGGTATAAAAAGACGAAGCAAATTGAATCTATCTACGGCGATTATTATGATGATTTCACTGCAAGGGTTGACGATGAAGATACTATTCAGACAACGACTCCTTTCATTGAATTCGAAATTAATTCAGAGGGGATAACATGACCACATTACCATTATCTAACGTCATTAACGTATCAATCACGAATACGCCAACGGGTTTGACAACGCCAAATGTAAATAGCATCGCGTTATTTTCTAATGAGACGCCAGTAAATAATTCTGTTTCTCTTGCAGGTTACGCAACTTATGTCAGCTACCAACAAGTCGTTTCTGATTGGGGCGTAAACAGTGTGACTGCTCAAATGGCAGCGAATGTTTTCGGGCAATCCCCTAATATCTTGGCTGGTGACGGCCAACTTGTAATTATCCCCATGTTAAGCGCAGTATCCGCTACGCCTGGCCTGTTCACCACGCCAAGCCTTACCGCGAATCTTGCATCTTTGATTTTGGTGAATAACGGTAATTTGAAAGTTACTCTTGGAACCACGGTTGTTAACCTAAGCAATTTGAATTTCACCGCATGCACAACATTGGCGCAGGTTGCTTCTGTTCTTCAGGCGCCGCTTGTAGGCCTATGCACTGTATCAGTTTCCGGCTCGGCAATCGTGTTCACCAGCAACAAAGTCGGCACTGCTGCATCAGTGGCTCTGGCTGTTTATGCAGGTGGAGGAACAGATTTAACCGGTGCATCTTATTTGAACACTTCTTCTGGTACGACTACGGCGGGCGTCAATAGTTCCGGTGAAACTATCGCTTCATGCATTTCTCGCTCTTTGCCTATTATTTTTTACGCAGCTTTCATGACAAACGTTAATCTTGAAGATACTGCTATTTCTGCCGCGGCTACCGCAGTGCAGGCGCAAGACCTTATGTTCTTCCACCATGTTTCTGCCGTGGGTGATGTGGCAGGAATTGCAACTACGATCTCTCAGGCAAGCGAATATAAAACCCGCCTGAAATTATATACCACAGGTCAAGCCGCAGCTAACCTGATGAAAGCTGCATGGATGGGGCGCGAATTCTCCACCAATTACACAGGAAATAACACCTGCGGCACGATGAACCTGCAACAGCTTGCAAACGTTGTCCCTGATCCAGGAATTACGCAAACTATTTACAATGCCGCAAATCTGGCAGGCGTCGATATTTATGTTTCTTACTTCGGTGTAGCAGGCTGCTATGCGACCCAGGGTAATAATTATGATGATGTTATTTACGGCGAATTGGCTCTGAAATTTGCGCTGGAAACCAATGGCTTCAATTATCTGGCTACTACCAGCACAAAGGTTCCACAGACTGAGCCAGCCATGACGGGTTACAAAAACTCTCTCGCGCAGGTCATGAACCAGTTTGTTGTTAATGGTTTCTTGGCGCCTGGCACATGGACTAGCCCAGACACATTTGGCAATCAGCAATTATTCCTGACAAATATCACGAATAAGGGCTATTACATTTACAGTCAGCCAATTGGTTTGCAGCCGCAATCACAGCGCGCGCAACGCATTGCGCCACTAGTTCAGATCGCCGCGAAACTTGCTGGCGCTATTCAATCCAGCACCATCCAAGTTTTGATTAACGCATAGGGGAAAAGACATGCCATTATTTACACTTACTGGGGCTGATACGCTTATTATCAATAATCGGGTAATTCGAAATATGGCTAATAATGATATTTCTGTTTTGACTTATTCCGCCAATATTGCAGATAAAAGTACGGGCCGCAGTGGAAATACCATCATTTCAAAAAATGAAAGCGGAAATAATGGCGATCTTACTTTGCGCCTTATGCGCGGTAGCGGAGATGATATATTTTTGCAATCTTTGTTGACCCAGCAAAATGATGTTAATTTTTCCACTTTCGTTCTGCTCACAGGCCAACTGGTGAAGAATTTAGGCGACGGCTTAGGAAACAGCCTGCAAGATGTTTACGCTCTTACAGGCGGGTTTTTCAGCAAACAGGTGGATGTTACGACGAACGTCCAGGGTTCCACTGAACAAGGCGTTGCCGTTTATCACATTGGCTGGAGCCGTGTTGCAAGGACACAACAATAATGAAAACTATTAAAGTTCAAAGTGGCGCAGAGGTTAGCATTTCTGCTGGCTCTTGGTCTGAAACAATGGCCCTGAACCGCGCTATTAACCAGCATTTATCTGAAGGTTTAACTTCAGAAGTAAATCCTATGCAACTGGCATTGAAAGTTGAGAGTTCGCCCGATGTTTATTCTGCTATTTTTGCTTGTCTGGCTCGTTGCACGTATAATGGTAAAAGCATCAATGAAACGACATTTGAAGATGTTGCTGCGCGCGAGGACTATCTCGATATTGTACAAGCGTGCATAGAGTGCAATCTGGCACCCTTTAAAAAAAAGCATCCTTCACAATTGTTAACTTTTCTCGGGGTGCTGAATCAGGTATCCGACGACCAAAAATAAAAATTGATGACGAAGCAAAATTCATTGCTTTAAGATTGGCAAAACTAGGTTATTATGGAGGCGACCCGGATAAGATCATGAACGCTCCATTTTCAACCATCAAAGATATATTAGATTACGAATCATTTGATAATGATTATCAGGATTTCTATACGAGATTAAATAGTGGTGATTTGCATGGCCGGAACTAATGTTGGTCAATTATTTGTCTCGCTTGGCTTCGATGTCGATAGCAAGGCTTTAGAATCCTTTGATAAAAGCATCAAAGGCCTATCCAGTAATATGCTGGAATTGCTCGGGGTCAGCGGTGTAACGGCATACGGAATAAATAAATTCGTCACTAATGCCATGTCTGGCGCACAAAGTATGCACAATTTGGCGCAGGGGACGCGCATTGCTACGGCTGAATTGCATAATTATGCCTCGGTTATTAGTTATCTGAACCCTAGTATATCAGCAGCAGCGGCAGCAGGGGCAATTTCCGATCTTGATAATAAATTAAATGATTGGCGAAATGGCTTCCGTGACCCAGGATTGGGCCAAGTCGCCGGACGTGCTGGCATCGAAATAGGTAACATGAATGCCACCCAGTTTCTTGATGCCCTGGCCGTTAAGTTTAAAAATTTATCACCGGAAATGCAATCCGGTTTATTGCGTAGTGGCGGCCTTCCCCATGAGTTTTTAAATTATCTGAATGCATCCAGCGGTCAGCTCAAAACAGCGCATGACGCTGTAGATATGACCACGCATGACATGGATTCGTTGGCCGAATCTTCGCGACGGCTTCAGCAGGCATTTGATAGAATTTCTACTTTTCTGGAAAAAACTGTCGTTAATGTTTTGGATAGGCTTGAAGATAAAAAGCACAATGGTACGCAGGAGCGCAGCCATTCTATTTTGAAATCTTTAACAAAATTCGAGGATTGGTTAAATAAACCTGTAAATTGGATTCTGGGAAACCATGCAGATCGCCAGAAAACGCTTAATGAATTAACAGGTAATAATAAAGATTTGTTTTCATCACTTGAAATGCAAAACGGTTTACAGCCTGGGACATTAAAGGCGGTTATGAACCAGGAAAGCGGTGGAAATCCTAACGCCGTCAATCCAAAATCTGGTGCGCAAGGTGCGTTCCAGTTTATGCCGGCAACAGCAAAACAATTCGGCATAGACCCCTTTAATTTTAATCAATCTGCATGGGCAGCAGCAAAATATCTTGGGCAGTTAAAAAATCAATTCGGTAATAATGAAATGGCTTTGGCTGCATATAATTGGGGGCCGGGCAATCTTCAGAAGTATGGCATTAGCCACGCCCCAAAAGAAACAAGAGATTATGTTAATAACATCACAATTCACATTCAGAGCAACCAGCATCCAGATGATCTTGTGAAATCAATGAAACAATCTTATCAAAATGCTATATTTCAACGCAACAACGCGGCGGTGGCATAATGGATAACATTGGTGATTCATTTTTACAGACTCTATCTTCAGACTTTCATTCTATGCAAAGTGTGCTTAGTAATTATATCGTCACGCCT